CTTCTTGTAATCGACACCTTCCCTATCAAGCCAATACTCGACATCAATAGATTTAAGAATTTCGCCCAAATCTTCATTCATCGTATTCGACGCTAACCGTTGCCCAGAAGTCCACAATTATCTCAGCGATCATCAGGTCACAACTGATGCCGCAGGCTCTCAAGTTGGCAACAATGCGACGTAGACGCCGCTCAGTTGCGCCACTGTAGAACCCGTTGCCTCTAACCTTAGCGATTGCATCTTCGATAACTTTCGATTCCATGACGGTTCCCTTTGTGATTACTGTACCGCTATGATAAAAGCAAAACTTAGGGGTGACTACTCGATTCGCAGGACGGACGTAACAAACTGCATACATGCCAAATTCTGCTTAACGACTATGGTGAAGCCAGACTCCTGGTTGCGTGAGGCGGCGAAATACAGTCGCGCAATGCCATCGCGGGCCTCTTCTTCCGTCTTGTTGATGGAGATCATCAGGTCGACCGTCCGAACCTTGTTGAAGTCCTCCGCGACGTGTTCCGCTTTCACCACCGCCGCCTTATGACCCTCACGGTTAGCTTGCGTAGCCGTCAGCATTGCCACATTCTCCTCGAATGCGATCGCACGAAGGTCCACATAGACCGACTTTGAGTTCTCAATGGTGTCCTGGGTGCGGTAGTTTGGCGCCATGATGTCAGCGTAGTCAACCACGATCAGATCGAACTTGGTGATCGGACGTACAGATCCGTCAACATTGCGGCCTGGCGATTTGTAGCGCTCAATCAGCTTTCGCAGCATGTTGGGCGTCATCGTGCCAGATGCGTATTCGTGAATAATCAGGCGACCAGCTTTCGCCATTGCCTCTTCGACCTTTTCGCGAACGCCGTGAATCTTGTCCGATAGCTCCTTCATCATGGTTGATGAAATGCTCGCGTCCATGCGGTCAGCAATAATGCCTGCGCCAACCTCAAGCGTGACGTACAGAACGTTGAAGCCTGCCAGTGACGCGGCCTGCGCAAAGTTAATCAAAGCTGTCGTCTTCCCGGCCTTCGCACTTCCCATGATCGCTGCCAGCTCTTTACGACCCCATCCCCGGTGATAGAGCATTTCGTCCATCTTGGCAATGCCGGTTGTGATGCCCTGCGACGGTCGCTTGCCTGACACTTTGTCCAGACGCTCTGTCGTTCTGTCGTCAATACGGGCGGCGTAATCGTAGCCGTCACCTTCTTCATTTAGCCCAATGTCGATAGCCGCCTTCATCAGTGCGGTTATCTTGTCGAACTGCCGTCTATCGCGCAAATCAACAGACTTGAGCAGGGCCGCGCCTACCGCCTGATGTCTCACGAACTCAACCACCTTGTCCTCGACATACTCGCGATTTCTCAGCGCGTCATGCAAAATAACCTTGCGTTGCGCGACGACCAGCGGCAACACATCCTTGCGAATTATCTTTGCCGTAACGTCTTCGCGAATCGCCGCCGCCATCGAGACGTTATCCGGCACACAGCGGTACTTAGCAAAGTGACGCAGAGCAATGTTCACCAGCGCGGCTTCACCTGCATTCTCGAAGTAATCTGGCTTGAGCAAGTGCGCCATGCGACGCATAAACTCGTCATCACGACAGGCGAATGCCGCGATCTTGGTTTGAAAGTCGGCGTCAAACCCTTCGTCCATACTGAACGAACTGGTTGTCTCCGTCTCCACTTCTGCTTCTGCTTTTGCTTTTGCTTTTGCTTCCGTTGATGCCGCAACACCAGTGAAACTTTCGCCAATCATTTTTACGACGGATTCTTCCACCGTCGCGGGGCACATAACGCTCATATCAGTTTGTCTCGGCTGACGTTTGGCGCGGCGCGAAGAATTCAGAAACGTCATGCTTGAACAGAACGCGGGTTCCGGCCTCGGTTATGACGCTGATAGTGTACTTGTCGGATGTCTTGATCTTGCCGACCACGCGCTCGCCGCTACTAGCCTTTTCAAAGGAAACGATCTGACCGGACGCTTCTAGCGCCTTGAGAAAAGCCTCATGACCCTTCGGTGCATTTGTGCTCTTGAGAGGTTTGCGCGTTACCGCAGGACGATGAAGCGTTCCTTCGATCTGACGGGCATAGGCTTGTTGGTCGGCGCGAATTTGATCTTGCTGCATGAGAATCCTCCTTGTGGATTGAATCAAATTAAAAGCATTAAATCGAAAGCGAAACACCGTCACATTATAGTCAGCAATGACTTATCTAACCAGGCAACCGAACCTCATTTATTGCCATATTCACCACTCTCGCGTCAAAGTGTCGCAGCGCTTCCTCAATTCTCACTACGTCATATAGATAGAGCGCAGCATGAAGCGAGTATTGCGGCACGTTGCGCGACTTGACCTGACCGATGACGAAAGCCTCGTGCGCTTGCTGATCTCTACTACCAGTGAAGTTTGATACGCGATAGTAGGGGTCGCGCGCGGCCTGCATGGAAATCTGACATTGCTCTTCCCACGCCAGCATTGCTGAAGCAATGAGGTCCTCATTATTCATGATTTGCGAGGGGCGCGGCGGATACACCTTGCCGTCACCGATCATCTTGTGCAGCCAGGACATCGCAAAGCTCAGAAAGAAGTCATAGCGCATACCCATCCGGTCACACAGTTGGCGCATACGCCAGAACGAGAGCTTCTCCTTCGCTTCCAAAAAGTCGTGCTGCTTGATTGCCCGAACGTATGGGGCCGTCTCGGCGTTGATTGCTTTGCGACAGAAGTCGCGGTAGGCGTCGGTGTAACATTTCACGAAGTAATATGTCGCCTGCATAGGGTGTAGCCGACGATAGTCAAACCACTTGACACTCATCAACTCCACTTCTTTGGCGAGGTCCTTGTGTGGTATATTTTGAATTGAGAGAACTTCGTAATTCAGGAAGCCGAGACTCCCTCCATAAAAGCTCCCCAACCATGTAGGTCTTTGGGTCATTCCGTGCGTTTCGCAAATAGTAAATAGTGATCTTATTATAGACAGTATTAACTTATAGCGTTAAGCGTCGGAATGCCCAAGTCAGCCCAAATTGACCCAAGTCGACTCAAGTCAGCCCAAGTCGACCCAAGTAAGCCCAAAGTAAGCTCAAGTCGACCCAAGTCAGTAGCGAATAGGAGCGTCGGCCCCAAGACCCTGCTCATAGGCTTCAACCACCTCCTGAACCAAGCCGCAGCGCACCACATCGCGTCGCGTGAATTGAATAATCTTGAGCGATGGAATGTAAGACAGACGGCTCACAGCGTCCTCAAGCCCACACATACCGGAAATGTCTTTCTGCTGAATATCGCCATTGACTATCATCTTGCAGTTCTCACCCATGCGCGTGAGAAACATACGCATCTGCGCCGGCGTGGTGTTTTGACTCTCGTCCAAGATGACCCAGGCATTCTTGAACGTGCGACCGCGCATATAAGCCAGTGGTGCTGCCTCGATCTTGCCAACCTTGATGAGATAGTCCACGTAGGTCTTGCCAAGACGCTCGTTAAGCACATCGCGAAACGGCGCTAAAAAAGGTTCGAACTTTTCTTCAAGTTCGCCAGGTAGAAAGCCTAGACTTTCACCCGCTTCCACCACGGGGCGAGTGATGATGATTTTGTCAATCTGCTTATTGTCGAGCGCCTCCGCCGCCATTGCGCCGCAGATATATGTCTTGCCGGTGCCTGCCGGCCCTGTCGCGAACACCAGAGGGGAGGACTTGATTGCATTCATGTAGCGATGCTGAGAGTCGGTTCGTGCCTTCAGTTGCTCTACCGGCTTCTTGGTAACTATCTCAACTTCCTGAGATGCTTGCAAGAAGAACTCTTCTGCCGTGTTCTTACTTTCGCGTTGTCTTGGTTTTGCGCCTCGTGCGCCACCCTTACTTCTGCTCATGTAGATTCCGCTCTCTGGTGGTTGATGGAGCCATAAGTGTAACCCACTCGTGACCCCTTCACCATATAAGAAAACTATAATTAAGTCATGAGCGCCTTTGCAACCGAAGCGTCCTGTTCGGATGAGTTGCGGTGATACCATTTGCCGCCCGATACCGCAAAGTCTGTCACTGGCACATAGTCGAAATTGGTGGTGCGAGTGTGTGTGTCGATGTTAATAATGGCAAAGCCCATGTGCCATTTTTCGCCCTCGCAATACGAGGCGCTGCGACGATGACCACAACCCATCTGGTGCCATTCATATGCGCCATAGATCGGGCTAAACATGCCCCACACCTCATGTCGATGGTGATGACCGTTGACGCCTGGCAAGCCCATATTTCGCGCATGTGGAAAGTGGTGCATGACCAACGTGTCCCAATACACCTTGTAGTTATTTGCCAACTCCTTTTCGAAGTCGCGCTTCGTCCAAGCGGCCAGGTCTGCTTTCGCAATGTAATTGATCTCGAACTCGTCAAGGCCCAGAAGTTTGCCTACTGTGAAGTCGTGCAAATCAGACAGCACAGCCCTCATGGCAGGCGTTGCGTCGGCAAGATGACGCAACATTCGGGCTTCATGGTTGCCTTCTTCGAAGTCCATCTGCGCATTGGGACAGACTTCGCGCAATGGTCTAAAAATGTTGTCATGCGTATGCTTGATGCGCCCGACCACATCCCACTCGCGAGGATCGACGCTGTACTTGCCAAATTCGGGAAGGTCAAACACATCACCGACGAAGTTGATGGCGTCAGGCTGAACCCGTTTACAGGTGTCAATCAGAACGCGCAGGAAGAATGGGTCGACTTCAACGTCATGCAGATCGGAGCAGGCAATAATGGTTTTGAAGCGGTTACTGTTTTCGCGCAGGTATTTGTCACCGTAGTCCATGCGCTCGACGCTCATGCGCCGGTAATGGTCTACCGAGGCGTGTTTCGCAACGTTGCGCTCCATGCTGTGCTGCTGTCGCGAGAGCTTGATGCCAGCCTGGCGCTTGAACTCTTCGAAAGTTCCGAAGTAGCGGTTCCATGTCGATTCGGAGATATGCGAATGGTTGCGGAAGTAGTTGCGCGTCACGATCTGTTCAGTGTCAATCTCCGCGATGCGGCGCAGTTCCGCGATGCAGTCCTCGACTCCCCAGGATTCCATGAATTTTGAAGCATCCTCGGACATGGGAATATCCGTGATCGGTGAGCGCATGATGATCTTTGGCGCACTTGGGTCGTTCTTTGTCAGCGTTCGCAGAAAACCCGCCTTGTTGCGAACCGTCTTGATGCTTATATCGAGCGCCTTAGCTACATCGGCGATTGATGGATAATTGTCCGTGTCGTTGTAGATTTCAATGAATGTGATTATATCTGACCCAATTGCCATGTGCTTAACTCCGTACTTGAAATGGTGTTTTTGTGGCGGTGAACATGAGTTTGCGGAGTCTGTCGACATCGCAAGAGGCGGAAAGTAACACGTTCTTTAGGGCGGGGAACAGTTACCAGCGCAGGAACGCATGATTAGTAATAGACGTACTTGTCCAAGGCCACCGTTTCGGTAAGCCCCTGTGCGTCCGTCATTATCACTTCGTAATAGTATGTGCCATCAGCTTGTGTTGCCTGAGTCTGCGTTGGGGCAAATGTGACTTGACCATTTGTGGCGGGTGATACGATTGTTCCAACCAGAGAATACAACAAATTGGTGCCGAGCGAGGCGGGCGCTTTATCGGTGGTGACGTTCATCACGAAACTACACCCCGTGATGTCGATAGGCAAACTGGTTGACGAGCTGATGATTGTCAGCAAGTCTTTGTGGGTGTTTCCACGGCGGCGTTGGATGGTTGACATGAGTGCTCCTAAATAATGGCGGTAGATTGTTCATCAGGCACATAAACAGCGATAGCGTCGTCACTGGAATAAATGGCGGATATCGAAGTATCGTTGGTTACGGCGACTATCGGATCGGTATTTACCGACGCTGAGGCAGACGAGTCATTGACTATTCCTACGGCGTCGTGCACCAAGATACTTTCGCCACCAAGTCTCGGGTGAGTAAGTAAATCCCAAGCCGTGCCAGCAGCCAAGCTGGATGCTGCAAGCAGATTAGTCCACGCGCTCATTGTGTGTACGCCCACACCGCTGTGGCAATGTCCGCAGGCGTTGCTCCACCAGCACCAATACTGGTAACTGCGTATGCGGCAGATTGTGTGCGTTCAATATATGCCCCTGGTACTGGGTTGATCGTGCAGTCCAAGTTGCCACCGCGTATAACCCAATTACCCGCTGGAAATTGAAGCGTCCATCCATTGACAAAAGCAATGGCGGGGAACACCGCCCCGCCACCCAGGCTGACTTCTTTATACGTATGGATGGCGGGATAGATTATGGCATCTGCCCCAACCTCAATATCGCGCAGCGCGAGGTGAAACGCCACCATATCTGTAATGGAGGCGTCCGAATGCACTATCCGGCCCGCAAAGTCTACCGTAAGAGACATTTTATGCCTTAAACGTCAGCGTTTCGAATAGCGTTTACCGAGCCGCCAGTAACAGTTACCGGGAACGTGGTCTCGAAAGGCACAATTGGCGATGCCCCGCCATTACGAACACGGACGCGCGCAGTAAAATCGGCCACATAGTTAAATGTCCCGCTCGATTCCGATGTTTGCGAGGTCTGCTTGTCGATATAAGGGAACCATACCGCTGCCGCAGAGTATCCACCAGACGGAATCGCGGGCGACAGCCCAGACACGGTTGTGCCCGATATTCCGGTATAGGTATGCGGGTTATTCGCAATGCGAATGTACCCTGCGCCAGTAGCGACATCACCCGCAGGAGCGCCGGATAGCGTTAGCGTGGTGCTAGAGGCGCTTCCTGTTCCTGTGATGCCGGTGGTTGTACTAAACCCGCCAGAGCCATTGTCTTTACCTATGAGGATATAGTCAGTGGCCAGCAAATTACCGGCGGATACCGAGATAACATTTGGTGGTACAACGGGAGTTCCATCATCGCTTATCAGTTGGTACGCCTGTAAATCCGCGCTGTTCAGGCTGTTTACATCTATCCACCACCCTTGAGCAACGAAGAACTTGCCGCCGGATAGTTTGCCAAATGGCGCTTCTTGGATATCGTTATAGGCCGCATCCAATTTCCGATATTGCCACCCCGCTTTACCATTCAGCGTGGCTGTACTGTTTTCATGACAAGCCCACTGCAAAGCCTGATACACCTCAGTCAGTCGTAACGCGCCAGTCCAAGAAATCGTGCCTTTATATTGCTTGGTCACGTTTCCTAATGTTTTAGTAACTGTGCCGAAGGTCAATGTTACAACACCCGCTGGCGTTGTTGAGGTAACGGTATTTGCGCCACCAGTGTAATTTCCGACAAGCCTGGAAATATTGCCGTCAGCGGATACCGATAATGCAGCAACCTGTTCAGAGCCAGCAGAACAATCCACGTCGAAGTGACTGAATGCATAACCCCATTCTCTGGACAGTACGGTAACAATTCCAGAGTTAATTAGAGCACCTGCCGTCTTGACCTTAAACAATGCCCTAATCGGCCCGGCGGGCCACCACTTGGCGCCAGAATTATACTTGGCGCCATTCTGCACAACGTAGTGACTACGGCCAGTCAAACCAGAACCAATGGTATTGATGCCGGTATATAGTTCTGCTCCGCTTCCTTGCTCAATGGAACCAAAGTTAAAGCGCTGACTTGTTAAGTCGTCAATGTTAATGCCATTCAAGAGCGTCAGCGCTGACGGTCTGAGAGTGTTGCGCTTACCGGCAAGTTCCGATGGCACAGCACCTAAGATAGAGACGTTATCGTCGGCCGTTACGTTTGGATTGCCAGCGAGGGATTGCAACCACGCATGTAGATCGAGCACCGAGTAAACGGACGTTCCTGCTACACTGCGTAAGTCTCCACTTGTTGATATGCTAAAATCTGTTGCGGCTATAGACATAACGTTTTCTCCTAATCAAGTTGTTGTTCGATATACAGGCTGGCTGATCCTACAGTAGCCATCTGACGTGTTTCGTATGGTTTGTAGTAAGGTGCAGTTGATCCTTGGCGAATCTTGATTCGTAGATCATTCTTCGGATCGCCTGATTGATACACCCCTAGATTTATGAGTTGCGTCGCGCTTGCTGCAATCCCGAAGAATAGTTGCTGTCCCGTGCTGTAAGCCTCAATAGATATTGCAGAGCCCATTACCAGATTGGTTAGCGTCAGTGCAAAGTTGCCAATAGAGTCTGTAGGAAGACGCCCGCTTGAGACAGCCACCCCTCCGCCAGCAGTGAATGGCCCCCTTGTACTGGGAACCGATAGCACGTTCGCGTAGCTAGAGTTTATTGGGGCGAATACAGCGTTAGCCATTACGCAAGACTCATATCGGGGTCGATAAACAGCACTTGCTGCACATTGGTTACTGATGTCCCAATATGCACCTGAGCAATGATCTCGCAACCAGAAGTCATGTCATGCCCCGCCGGAGTGCTT